CTGAATGATCATGCGGATCGTCCGAACTCTTTGGGGATGTATTTGATTCCTGCGATGTTTCCGTTGTAGAATTTGGGTTTATCATTTGAATCTCTCATAGTCAACACATCTAGTTTGTGTTGAATATTAGCTTCACCATAAGATAACCCTCCTCTTGTAGCATAAACCTTTAATACCTTGAAGGAGAAGTTATCTTTACTGTGTTTAAGTATATCAGCGTTAAGTTCAGAAGAAGAACCAGTATAGCTCTTCCAGTTAGTCTCAGTACCGTGCCTATAATTAGGCGTCTTAACTCCTTTTCTAGTATAATTTTTCTTTCCACCATGCAGAAAGTTTTTCTTACCGACATAATAGCGATCATCCTCGACATTATGTATCAGATAAACAAAGCCATGCAAGCCCTTGATGTCTAGTGGTTCATTAGTTTCCCAATGACCTTGACCCTCATGCAGCTTGTATGACTTTATTACATCTAGAAGAGCGTTAAACTCCATCGTAGTAATCTACTACTGCTTCCAGAGCTTCTTGTAAATCATAGTGTACCTCTGTTGCATAAGTGTAAATGAAAGGATGTTTAAACTGGCCTGGATCTACAAGCACAATAATAACTTTCCCTAAGTCTTTTGCCTTAGCTATCTCCATAACAGTACCCCACTTTTTACCGGGCATACTATCACGTAGATCTGCAAGCACTACTCTAGACTTCTGAATGTCTATCATATCTTGTGCTTCTATTCGCTTAAGCTTATTATAAGTAGAGATATCCTCCTCTTCTCTTGGTTGAAGGTGTAATGCTACTCGTCTAGTGGGATGAAGACATTTAATATCGAAGTCATTTAACATTGTCTCAGCATACTCACGCCAATCCATCATTGCATCTTTACTAACATGCTCCATAGCACCAGCAGTATAAACATAATCGGTCATATCATTTACCTTTCTTTCGGTTACCTTGATTAAATCGGTTAGCCCAAAGTAATTGAGCTAACTGACTTACATAGTAAGGACTATTGTACTCAGGAAGGATCCATGCAGGACCATTCCTAGTATCTATTTTTATTAGTTTGCTGACCATTAAAAGTCCTCGCCAGCACCTTCATACTTAACGTAATCTGTGATCTGTAATGCTACGAGCATAGCGGAGGTGCCTTCGCGTCCCCCCATATTATAGTCGTAAGAGAATAATTTAATATGACCCTTAGAACCATTACCCATTGCTTTTACTGCAGAGTCAGACATCTTTTCTTTAAGGTGATCAACAACTACAGGTGGCTCTTGTGCTTCCCCGTTAGCTTTGTTAGCCTTACGCTTAATGTTAGCATAGTAGCCTTGCTCTCCTGATTTCATCTTGACACCAGCAGACTCTAGCTGCGCCTTGGTTGCTTCATCGCTTGTAACTACTTGAACATCCCATTGGAGTGTACCGAAAGGAGAGTGCTTGTCAACTAGTTTACCCCAGTTGAATGTTACGTCACGTACTACGATTACTTGATTAGCCATTATATATCTTCCTTATGTTAATGGATTGTAATTATATCAGAGAATAGCTCTACTATTATTTGGCTAATTACTTCCGATATGTTTTCATCGTTAACCTCATGGTTAACATTTAAGTCAAACAAGTCTGTTGATATCAGAGTTGTTTTGTCGTCTAAGACCTCCCACATTACTGGGAAGTCTTCGTGGTGATACAAAGAGAATAATTCAAGATTCATCTTTGATTACTTTAACAAGGTAACTAGCATACCACTCTATCTTCCGGGCATCTTGTAGCTTGTCATCTTTCTTACCGATACGGATAGCGTATTTAAGTATCTGACCGAGTAAGTGTGATTCAACACCTTTATGGTGTGAAAGAATATAAGTCATCAGATCCATATATTCTAGACCATCAGGGTAAGAACCTGAAGGAATTACTTTGTAATGAGCAGGATTAATTATATCATCTTGCTTATCTTCGTTCATGAGCTTAAAGTCACCATGGAATTCAGTGATTTCTTTGTTAGCCTTTGATTGCTCTTCAAGATCAGTTAGCTTATCTAAAGCAAACAATTCATCTTGAATATATTGAGCATCAAAGCTTGTTTTAGCTTCAGATAACTCTTTAAGCAGTTGTTTACGTGTCATAGGTATTCCCTTTCTTTAAGAAAAATAGCGGTCCCTTTTAATAATGGACTATAGATTTAGTTGTTTCATCATGTCCATCTTCTGGCGTCTACGCATTGTCCTTTCTGCCCATGCTGCGTCTTGACCTAACGCCATATGATTACGGTTATTGTCTGGGATAGCAAGCACTAAGTCCTTTACTTTAAATAGAGTGCTTATAGCATCCCAATTAGTATGACCCCATGTAGAATTAGCGAGATTCTTTTCATCTCGTGTACCTGTTATTTGAAGTACTTGAGTTGAATATAGATCACAATCTTTACTTCTACTTAAGAACTCACAACTGATAGTAAACGCTCTGGCACCCTGATATTCGAGTAACATGAGACCCTTAGCATATACTTTATCACACCAGTTATGATCTACAATTATCTCCGGAATAAACTTAACTCCGTTATCAGTGTAGCCTAGTACTTGTTTTGTAAATCCTAATTTACCCTCTCTTTCTTTTGTGCTCTCATATCTAAGGTTATAAGTTTCAGCATCTCTTAGATGACTCTCAATCTTATTGTTAGCATATACTATTGTATCTTTTAGCTTAACTTCTTTACGATTAGCTTCGCTATCATTGAGTACATACTCAATATATTTTTCTTTCATTGCGATAGAAGAAACTATCCTTCTTATACCCCGGCCTAAATCGAATTGCAAGTCCTTAAATTTTTCATCTATATGGATACTTCTGTTTAACTCGTAGTCTTTAGTGAAAGTAAAGCTAACACTACGATTGTAGTTACTATTTACTTTGATCAGTCTGTTTAACTCCACTTCAGTAGGAGCTTTAGTACAGTTGTATTCAAAGGCTTCTTTTACTTGACTTATTGCTTCTTCTTTAAGCTGATTTAGATCACGTATATCTATATTATCATGCATCACAGCTAATAAAGACTTAAGTTCTCCATGAAGATAAGCTTGTTTATTAATAGACTTAACCTCTTTATCGTTAGGGTCTGCAAGGTGTGTAAGATCTTTAAACATAGTACTTCCTTTCTTAGAAGTTTACAGGGATTAGTGTGCCGTAAGGATTATCTTTATTGTGTGTTGATAACCAAATTACAGGCATATTAGGTTCTTCCGGCCAGTCTCCAAAGAAGTCACAGTCAGAGAAACATAATAGGGTTTCAGTCTCAGGTAAGCATTCCATTACATACCTGAAACCGGGATTCATGTCGGTACCTCCTCCACCAACAAGAGTTAGTTCAGAGATATCATCGTGAGGCGTAAACGAGTAGCACTTAGCTACAGTAGTATCTACGCATATAACGTTTATAGCCTCTGGTTTTAAACTCTCGTTAATAGATTGTAGCTCACTTAGAAATAATTCTCTCTCTTTCTTAGACACAGAAGCAGAGGTATCTAATACTACAGATATAGCCCCGGGAGAGTAAGATAACATACTAGGCATATACATCTCTAGTTCGGATAGCATTTTGCGATTAGGCCTAGACCAAGAAGATTCTACAGGTTTCTTATTCATAATAGTAGTGCGTAAGTATCCTCTCCAATCAACTTGTGGTGTACCTACTCCTTTAACAAGGTCACTGATACTACCATTGATCTCTTGACCTGCTTTCTTAGCCGCATCTGCTGCCGTTGTTATCATCTCTTTGACATCATCAATGGCCTTCTCTTTTTCTTCACCAGTAAGAGGATTACCTTGATCATCTTTTAACTCAGCTACAAGGCCCCATGCAGGGTCCTCATAGTAATCATCTTCGATTTCATCATATATCTTCTCTGCATTTTTATCTTTATGCTCCTCAGAATATAAACCATCTGCAGGTAAACTAAATCCATCTTCTTTTAGTGTACTGTTGATAGTAAAATCAGTAGCAATATTCCACTTACCATGTTGTCTGTCACCAACTCTTAAGTGATGCATCCATACTACATGAAGTACTTCGTGGGCTATTACACCAATAACCTCTTCTTCTGTCCATGAGTCTACTGCTTCTCTACCCCACAATATATTCCTACCGTTAGTAGACATAGTCTTAGTGTTCTCATCTTCTCTTACATTGAGCCTTAAAGCACAAGAACCATAGAAGGTATGGTTACTTACTAGCTTAATTATAGCTCTGCTTACTTTTAATTGAGCATCCATTGAACTACACTTTCATCCTGATTTTCATTAATGAGTATATCTCTTCTTCTGTTGGAACAAGAGTTAACTCCTCGATACGAGACATAATTAATTCTTTAGCCCATTCTGTTTCCTCTTCTGGTGGTTCCTCATCCGGATATACATTAGCATAGATACTATCGCTAAGTATAACGTCAAGGGTATGCGCTATTAGTTCTTCTACTTTCAATTGCTACTCCTTTTTATCGATCATGTCGGAAGCCAACTTAATTGCGTCGCCTTTAGGCATGTCAGGGTAGTCAGACAATAGCTTGTAGTACTGCTCTAACACAAGACTCATTCTAAGTCTATCTTTATATTCAGCCATACGAGTTTTATCTTCATCTACGCCTTTAAATTTTTTATCTGTATGTTCACTCATTACCATATCCTCAAAAGCTTCTATGTCATCTCTACTTATCATACGTTCTCCTTACTTTAGCATGCAAACCTCCACAATAATATTCCTA